GGGGAACGTTTAATTAAAACACCAGAACGTAGATTAGTTGCTCTTGCATATGCTACTAAGATGGGAACAATAGATGCCCCTTCACCTGAAGTACAAAGATTAGCAGATGAATGTGAGTTAGAGGATTTAGAAAAAGCAGCTGGTTCAATTATTGATGAAGATGATGAGCTAGATGAAGCAAAATCCGAAGGAGAAAAAATTGCAGATAAGAATAAAGCTGATAATGCAAAAAAGGCTGCTGGGACAAATCAAGATAATCAATCAGATGCTAATAAAGCTGATCAAGACCGTGAAACGCAATCTAATGTAAATGATAAAGAACAAGATCAACGAATGGCACAATCAGAAAAAGAAAGAGCAGCAAAAAAGAAGCAACAAGCTATTGCTCGATCTAGAGAAACAGATGATCCTACAGTTAAAAAAGATGGAGGACCATCAACTATGCGTTCTAAATTGGTTGGTATAGCACATGCCGCATTAGAAGATGTTGAAGAAGTACCTGAAACAATTGATGCAAGACGTAGAGTATTTAAAGAAAAACTAAAAAAACTTGCATATGAAAAGGCTAAAGAAATGATTGCGAATCGTAGTAAAAAAGATTCGGAGCCTGATTTTGCTCATACAGATGAAGCAAAAAAAGAAGAAGAAGATACTGATGATATCGGATCTAAAATTAAAGAAACAGGAAAAGTTAATAATACAGTAAAAACGGAGCCAACGGTGAAAGAAAGTGCAGGAGTTTCTTTTGTACGTAAATACAAAGAGAAAAAAACAGAAGAATCTAAAGACATAAAACTTGACACTTCAATATTAGAATACCTAGCAGGTAGTTCTTTCGGAAGTGTGAAGCAGGCAAATCCGGTTGGAGCTGAATTTGCTTCTGATGACGCACCCGCTTCCGCGACTTCAATTGCACGAGCATTGAAGTGTAGTCCACAGCAAGTACAAAAAATGTTGGACGATATGGTAGAAGCAGGAACAGTTAGTCGCGTCGGAGATGCATATTCATATGCCTCACCCAGACCAGCAGAACCTTTAGGAAAAGATTACCATTAAAAAATATGTATATAGTGATTGGGAATGGTGAAAGTCGTAAAGATTTTGATCTTAATTTGTTATTAGATCATACGACATATGGTTGTAATGCGATGTATAGAGATTGGACACCAACCAATCTTATATGCATTGATAATAAAATGTTACATGAGTTGGTAGAATCACAATATCCTAAATTAAACCAATGTTGGTTTAGGAACTTTCAGTTACTGGATCCTGATATGTATCCAGTTTTCAGGTCAACACTAACACCTGATATAAAAGTAATAGAGAATGAGAAAACAGATTATAAATTCGCCTATTACGGACAAGAGATTAGTAGAGTTTTTCATGATGATACCCATACAATGGATTTGCTAGCAGAGCCTTGTCATTGGTTTACATGGGTAGATAAGCATGATAAAATAAATGTGGTAGATGATTTAAAACATATACCTTTGTTAGATTCCGGACCACTTGCGACTTGGATATGTTGTGAGACAGAAAAGCCCGACAAGGTTTATTTAATGGCGTTCGATTTTAACATAAATGATGGAAAAGTAAACAATATATATAAAGACACTGATTGTTATGCTCCTAGTTATGCGTTGCCAGTGAAAGCGGCAGGGTGGATTCAGAATTTTGAAACAATGTTTACTGATTATTTTCCTGAAATTGACTTTATACATGTTCAGGAAGAACGATGTTTTAATAAAGATATTTCTAATATAGATACTATATCTATAAATGAGTTTAAAAAGTTGATATAAATATTCAAAATTAATAAGGAGACATAATGCCTTTATGGGGAAAAGCCGCAGCTGGTACACAAGCACAAAAACCAAAATGGATTGGTACCACAGAAGGTGCAGTATACAATAAACAAGATGTCTATGGGACTAACGAAGGATGGGTCATTAATACTAAAGCCAGTAAGAATTCTGGTGCAGCCCCTGAAATTTTAGTTGCTATGGGAAGTCTAGGTACAACACTTGCAGCACCCTCTGTTACATCAATGAGGTTTACTGCGTCAGCTATCACAGGTGGATCACGAACAGTATCTGTTCAGGTTACTTGGGATGAAAGAGTTACAGTTACCGGAACACCACAAGTTGCTATTGCAAATGGTAACCAAGGATCCGGATCTGGTCGAGGACCACATACAGCTTCATACGCTTCAGGTTCTGGAACAAACAGACTCACTTTCAGCGTAGCAAGTCAAACAGTTGCAACAAGCGATGTTCTTACATTGGGTGGATCTAATGTGGCACTAAATAGTGGTACAATTAAAGATACAACCGATGGAGCAACAGTTGCTTTATTAGTTCTTTCAGGATTAACTGCAGTTACATTAACTGTAACTTAATAGTTAACTGATATTATGGAATATATTGAAAATGTTAATGTTGCCCAAATATTGCAACAACAGCAAACTTATAAAACTGAGAAGGGCGCGCTTGAATTGCGGCTTTCTCAGTTAAAGAGCGAAATTGAGAATGCTAAACGTGGCATACATAGCTATGATGGAGCTATACAAGCGTGTAGTGCATTATTACAAACCGCTGAATCTAAAGAGGTCAAGGTCCCTGAATTGGAAGAAAAGTAAATGGCAGATAAAACAATTCCCGCTTTAAATACACATGATAGTCCCACGGCGGAAGATTTATTAATTATTGTTGATGATCCTTCCGGAAATCCTGTAAATAAGAAAATCCGTGTGGACACTTTATTATCAGCACTTTCTACAGATACGACAACTAGAAGTGTTTCAAATAAAGTTCAGTCTAGGGCAGATACGAATATTGCAAGGGATTTAAATTTACGAAATGCTAAGACTGTTTTACAACCAGACATTCTTAAAGGTGAACAAAATGATTTAACAGTTATTTTGGGAACTTTAGACATGGCAGAAAATACTGTATGGCATGTAGAAATTGATGGTACTTCTGTTTCAGCAAATGATACTTTCAAATGGTGGAGAGATGGTAATACATCTACAGGAGCAACTACAGTATCAATTACTGGTGCTACTCAAGCATTAGCAAATGGTGTTAGTATTAAGTTTGATACATCTACAGGTCATAAATCAACAGATCGGTGGCAAATTGTTGGATTAGTAGAATCAAGAATTGATTTTCAAGGAAGCATATTAGTTGAAGATAGTGTTCCTGACAATGGTTCTTTTACAAGTAAATTCTCTGAAACAGGCAATTTGCAATTAGAATCTGGAATAGATATGGCATTTGAAGATGGAACAGAAAAAGATATGTATATATCTGCTAATACTTCCGTTATTAGATTTGTTGGCGGATTACAAATAGGAACTGCAACTGATATAGTTGGTTTTTATGGTACAACTCCTGTTGCAGCTAATTCTACTTTTGTGGCAGGTGCATCAACAGCCGCACACATTATAACAGAATTGACACGCTTAGGATTAGTGTCATAAATAAATATTTGGATGTCTGAGGAAGACCCTTCGCAAGAGCGATTCTCAGCATGATTTTAACTGGTGGTGAGTCCCACTACAAAAGCCAGCAAGGAGATACGCGATGGCCGATAAGAAAATTACAGCTTTAACTGCAGCTTCAGAAAGCGCAAGTGAAGATTTATTACATATAATTGATGATCCTTCTGGATCTCCGGTTAATAAAAAATTAACCGTTAAATCATTTTTCGGAAATGTAACACATACGATTACCGGAACCACACAAGCAACAACAGAGATGATTCATACAACTCTGCATACTGCTAATTTGGCCCCTTCTTCAGCAAATATTTTTAATAGCATTGTTACTTCACACACCACTGTTGACGTCAAAGCAACAGGATTGGCACAAGGTAATGTTGCAACATTAACTGCATCTGCTGCAACAGCAAAGATTCATGATGCCAATGTTGCTTTTACTTCTGAAGTTTCAGCTGTTAAAGGTATTTTAGATCTTAATACATATGATAGTTCTGATTCTTCAGCTGGAAGATCTTATTGTATTATTGCATCGCATGCAAACAGCGCAGCTGCTCCAAGTGCTTCACCTACAGCATTTCTTAAAATGGATGTAGCGGCAACTTTGACAGGCGCTTCACAAAATGTTTCGTATGCTATTGATTGTGCACCCACCGGTGGTTATGGTGCATCAGCAGGTGCTAATGTTGGGCCTTTTTTAACTACAGGTGCTAATACATCTGGTTCTTATACCGCTCCTGCAAATGGTGCAATTAAATGCTCAGTTTCAGGTGTCACTAAGTATCTTTTACTTTGGGATGGTATTGCTTAATAATTAAATAATGGGAAATTATGTTTAAACGTGAAGATATTGAAAAGCAAATAGGTTTTTTAGAAAAAGATATTCAAAGTGTCCATGAGAGAATAGAAGCAGTGAGGTCAGAAGAAAAAACACTTCAGGCAACACTTGCTTCTCTTAACGGCGCTATACAGGTATCTAAACACTATTTGACTATGTTTGATAAGGATAAGGTAAAGAAGGCAGAAGCTCAAAAGACGAAGAAAAAAGTTGAAAGTGAAAAGCCGGCTAAACCTACAATTGAGAATCAAGAACTTACAGGAGTTCTAGAAGACGACATGCATGCGTTTTGAAGATATTAATGAAAATAATATTGATCTTTTCTGCATGCAACATTATGATAATCCTCAATGTATAAGTACAGAGGATTATGGTGATGATATGAAAAGATTTAAATATCTGAAAAGACATTTAAATCATTATTTGGCGTCGGGTGAGTTAAAAGAAAGATTGATTCTCAATCATTTGATTATGATATATAATTTATTTGATAATGAATCAGGCACGCGAATATTATTTTATAAAATTGAAGAAAATAGTTGGGCAATATTAAAACCTTTTTTAATTTATTTAAAACTGATGCCCAAAATTATTTACGGTGTCAAGGGTAGAGATATCCGAGATAGTGATATACAATTAGATAAACTCGTAATAAAGCAGTTAAGATGCCTATAGGATTAAGATCAGCTTTAACTCAAGGTTCAGATTTATTCTTTCTATTTTCCTTTTTAAAGCGCCTAGTAACACCCTTTGAAAAAACAAAAGCGTTTGCATTAGGTATTATTGATAAGAATGGTAAAAATCTTATTAAGAAAAGAAAATTTATCACTCAAGATCAACGCGATGCCTATACAATGATGGATACGCTTATTTTCAATTTAAAAAGGTTGTTAGCTCTCGCACCAGGTGGAAAATCAAGAATAGCAACTTATGCTGCTGCATTGTTATTACTTAAAGAAGAAAATGCTTTAAAATTGCTTCAAGATGAAAAGTTATTGGAAGAGGAATTTTTAATTCTTTATGAAGATATGTGCTGTGAATGGCAACTGGATATGAATGATCCCGACCAGACATTTTTAATTGAAGAAACAGTTGATGAAAATCTAGTAGCAAAATTTAAAGATATTCATAGAAATATGAATGATAAAAAAGCACAGCATGCAATATCAACTGCTCAGTCAATGGGTTTAGATCCACTTAAAATACAAATGTATTTGTCAGCAATCATACCTGTAATGACAACTTTAGGTGCAAACTATGAACCCGAAGACGAAGTAATTGAAGACGCTCCCGCAATGTCAATGGGAGCAGGTGGAATCGCGGGTTCTGCTGAAGCAGGTGATGATCCACCTGTTAGAAAAAAGAAGAAAAAAGGTGATGCTATGCCTATTTTAGCTAGAAAAGGCATTAAGGAACATTTAAGAGTTTTCCCATCTCAAAATATATCAGTTTAGAATTAAATTAGAAAGGTAATTATGGCAGGAATACAAGAGACAAAAGACGTTTTAGCTTTTGTGTTTTCATTTGGAAAAGCAACGGCTTCGGCAATGGAAGACGGTGATATCGGTTGGTCAGATGCTCTGGATTTTATTGAGCCTTTAAAAAAGTTGGGACCAGCTATTGATAATATTGAAGATATTTTAGTTGAACTACAAGACCTAGACGATGATGAATTCGCAGAATTGGTGCAATATGCCAAGGACGAATTTGGATTAGAAGACCTGGCTGATGATACCGAAGTAATGGTAGAAGAGGCGATTAATGCAGGGGTTGAAATCGTTAAGATCATACGAATGTTCAGCTAAAGAACATCCTTGGCAAAAGGGAATCATTAAGATTCCCTTTTTTTATCCTTGAAATTAATTATTTATTATGTTATAATATAATCATTATATTAAATTCCCCTATTATTGAGTGATATGAGTCTTTACATAGATCATAAGTATACTAATTTATTATCCTCCCGCCTCCAACGTTTCGCAAGAAAATCCAGAGACCTTTATAATTTCAGATGTCCATTATGTGGCGATTCATCTAAGAATCAATTCAAAGCAAGGGGATATCTTTTTAATAAGAAACAAAGTTTAATTTTCAAGTGTCATAATTGTGGTTCTGGGGGTCCTTTAAAAGTTTTAATAGATAAACTTGATCCTATTTTAGCAAAGCAATATGCTTTTGAAAAGTATAGAGAAACTGCAGGTGATGATACACATCCGGATAAAGAAGAAAAAATACCTGTCTTTAGAAAACCTATATTTACAAAAGTAGGGTGTCCTAAGATAATAGAATTAGGAGCAAATCATCCTGCTGTAAAGTTTTGTGACTTAAGAAAAATACCTAAAGTCCGGTATAGTGATATGTACTTTGCAGATTGTTTTAAAAGTTGGGTAAGTAAATATGATGTTGAACTTGCGGCACGATTAAGACCATATGACCCCAGAATTATTATCCCGTTTTTTAATAAAGAAAGAAAATTAATTGCAGCACAAGGAAGAAGTTTAGAGGATTCAACTCTAAGGTATTTTACTGTTAAGATTGATAAGGAAGCAAGTAAAATATTCGGATTAGATAGAAATGATCCAGCTCAAAAGACTTACATTGTTGAAGGTCCTATTGATAGTATGTTTCTCCCTAACGCTTTAGCTATGGCCGGCAGTGATATAGATGACACTACTCAATTTTACGCACGTGATGTTGTTTTTGTTTATGATAACGAAAGACGAAATAAAGAAATTGTGGGTAAAATGGAAAAAATTGTGAAAAAAGGATTCGCAGTTTGTATATGGCCTGATACAATTAAAGTCAAAGATATTAATGATATGGTATTGGACGGAATGGATATTTTGCAGATCGTTGACACTATAAATAAAAATACCTTCCGAGGCTTACCCGCACGGGTAAAATTGAATCAGTGGAAAAGATTATGAGTGAAGAGGTGAAGATCCATGAATTTGGATTTGTTAGATTATTAGATGTTATGGGTGATGATGAAGAAATAGAATCTGCTGCTCGAATTAGCTATGGAAAAGGCACTCGGAAGACAAGTCAAACAAGAAATCTTATTCGGTATTTAATGAGGCATAAACATACATCACCCTTTGAGATGTGTGAAGTTAAGTTTCATATTAAGTTACCAATTTTTGTAATGAGACAAATAGTTCGGCATCGGACGGCGAACTTAAATGAGTATTCAGGACGATACTCAATTATGAGCAATGATTTTTACGTACCACATGATAATGATATTCAAAAGCAATCAAGACACAATAATCAAGGTAGGGGAGAAGACATTGAAAAGAAAGGTCTGGTTAAATATGAATTTAATCGCCAATATGACAATGCTTCCTGGGCCTACAAAAACTTACTAGATCTTGATTTAGCTCGAGAATTAGCACGTTCAGTTTTGCCTGTTGGCAATTATACAGAAGTTATTTGGAAAATCGATTTACACAATTTTTTTGGTTTTTGTAAATTGAGAATGGATAAACATGCACAGAAAGAAGTTAGAGACTATGCGGAAGTGATGTATAATTTGGTAAAACCCAAATTTCCGCTTTGTTGCGAATCATTTGAAGATTACGTTTTAAATGCTGTTTCCTTTTCTCAAAAAGAATTACGTATAATTAAAGACAATTTACAAGGTAGCTGGATCATGGCAAAGTACGGGTTATCAGAGCGCGAATCAACGGAATTTTTACAAAAGCTCAAACCAGAAGGGAAAGCGGAATGAATTTGCCTACAGAATACCAATCCTTTATACATCTTTCTAGATATGCAAGATGGAGATATGATGAAGAACGACGCGAAACATGGCCAGAAACAATTGGAAGATATTTTGATTTTTTCAAAGAAGATTTAAAAGAAAAATGTAATTATGATTTAACTGAAAAGGAAAGAAAAGAATTAGAAGAGGCAGTTTTAAATTTAGAGGTTATGCCATCTATGAGATGTTTGATGACAGCCGGAGTTCCGTTAAAAAAGGAAAATGTTTCCGGTTATAATTGTTCATATATAAAATGTGACAATCCAAGAACGTTCGATGAAATTATGTATGTTTTGATGAATGGCACCGGTGTCGGTTTTTCTGTTGAAGAAGAATATACAAAACAAATGCCAACTATCGCGGAAGAATTTTATCCTACAGATACCGTTATTGTAGTCGCCGATAGTAAATTAGGATGGTGTAAAGCATATAAAGAATTAGTTGCTTTATTATATCAAGGATTAATACCTAAATGGGATGTTAGTAGAGTTAGAGCCGCCGGCATGCCATTAAAAACTTTTGGTGGTAGAGCATCAGGCCCTCAACCATTAGTTGATTTATTTAATTTTGTTACAGATATATATAAAACATCCGCGGGAAGAAAACTTAAACCTATTGAGTGTCATGATATTATTTGTAAAACAGCAGAAGTTGTTGTTGTAGGTGGCGTTCGTCGAAGTGCCCTTATTAGTCTTAGCGATCTTAATGACAGAGAAATGAGATTTGCGAAACATGGCGAATGGTATAAGATTAATGTACAACGATCACTTGCAAATAATTCAGTTAATTATAAAGAAAGGCCGGATGTTGGTACTTTTATGCGTGAGTGGTTATCCCTCTACGATTCTAAGTCAGGGGAACGCGGAATTTATAATAGCGCTTCGGCCAAAAAACAGGTCCAAAAATTAAATGAAAGGGATAAAGATGGAGATGGAAATTTTATTAGAAGACGAGATGCTAGAGACGATTTTGGCACCAATCCGTGCAGCGAGATCATTCTTCGGTCCCGAGAATTCTGCAACCTTTCCGAAGTCGTTGTCCGCGGAGGGGACACTAGAGAGTCTCTCAAAGACAAAGTTCGCAGTGCGACCATTCTTGGAACATTCCAATCAACTCTTACAGACTTCAAATATCTTACAAGAGAGTTTAGTAGAAACTGCATCGAAGAACGATTGCTCGGAGTTTCCCTTACTGGCATCATGGATAATGGACTAACTAATGGTAAATCTGGTAAAAAGAAAACTGGTGACTTATTGGATGAACTTCGTAATACTGCCATTAAAACGAATGCAGAATGGGCTGATAAACTCGGTATCCCTAGATCGGCCGCCATTACGTGTGTTAAACCTTCGGGTACTGTTTCTCAGTTGGTTGATTCTGCTAGTGGTATTCATGCCCGTCATAATCCTTATTACATCAGAACAGTGCGCGCAGATAATAAAGATCCTTTGTGTCGGTTCATGATGTCACAAGGGTTTCCTAGTGAACCTGATGTAACAAAACCGGAACATACTACAGTATTTTCATTTCCTCAAAAGAGCCCTAAAGGTGCTGTTTGCAGAACTGATATGACAGCTATTGAACAATTGGCTCTTTGGACGTTATATCAAGATCATTGGTGCGAACATAAACCATCTGTTACTGTTTCAGTTAAAGAACATGAATGGTTAGAGGTTGGTTCTTGGGTTTGGGATAATTTTGATAATATTAGTGGTATTTCATTTTTACCATTCAGTGAGCATAATTATAAGCAAGCCCCATATCAAGATTGTGATAAACAAACATACGACGAGTTAACAACACAAATGCCTAAGAATGTGGACTGGAGCATATTAGGAGATTATGAGAAAGAAGATCATACTGCAGGAGCGCAAACCGCAGCATGCGCGGCTCCTGGTGGATGTGAAGTGGTTGATTTAATATAGTATCTTTTTACTTGATTTTTTAATAACATTGATGTATAATATAAAGGAAACATGAAAACAGACTTCGAAAAATATTGTGACGATTGTATGGGCGTTTTACGAACATATACAGAATCTTTAAATAAAACATCTGTTTCGAAGATCTGGAAATCTATTGAGGATTCTCCGGCCGGGGAAGGGAAGATCTGGCTGGAGGATATTCTCGATAAAAAGTATAGGGAAAAAAACCCAGATACAAACTTTATATATGATTAAAAATGATAGTATTTCTTGATATGGATGGTGTTCTTAGTGACTTTGATGGCACCATCACTAAACAATGTGGAAGTAAAAAAGAATGGGCAGATGATTGGAGTAAACTGTCTTCCAATTTTTTCGAAAATTTGCCTAAGTTACCAGATGCCGATTTATTAGTTGATTATGTTCGTGGTTTATTTGATATTCACGTTCTTACAGCTATTCCTAAAAGAGGCAAATACGACGGTGCCCGCGTTCAAAAATTTAAATGGTGTCTCAATCATTTTAATATATACCCTTCAAAAGTTCATGTTTGTTTTTGGGAAGAAAAACAGTATTTCGCTGTTGAGGATAATCTTTCTCCCAATTTATTAATTGACGACTCTGAAAAAAATATAGCCGAGTTTAAGACCAAAGGCGGAATTGCAATCTTACATACATCTGCAGAGAATAGTATAAAAGAATTGCAAAAGTTAGGATTTTAATTGGTATGTGCAGGAATAGATTACTCAACAAGTAGCCCGTGTATTTGCATTTATAAAGATGGAATATTTAATCCCAATAATTGTACTTTTAATTTTTTTGCTTTGGATAAGTGGAGGCCTGGGTGGTCCTCCCTTCAAAATGTAACTTGTTATAAATTACCAAAAGATTTAAAAGGTATAGATAAGTTTAAGTTTTTAGCAGAATGGACTATAGATACGTTGCGTTGGTATAGTGGAAGAGTTGAAAAGGTTATTTTGGAAGATTATTCATATGGATCAACAGGCAGAGTTTTTCATATTGCGGAAAATGTTGGAATTTTGAAATTAAAATTAATGGAGAATGGTTTCCGCTATGAAACAGTTCCCCCAACAGTTATTAAGAAATTTGCCACAGGTAAGGGGAATTCTAATAAAGAAGCAATGTTAGAATCATGGAAAGCAGAACCGGAGACTTTCGAATTAGTCCAAGAAAAGGGTAATCCGGCTTCAGATATTGTTGATTCCTACTTCCTTTGTAAATACGGAATTACTCAGTGAAAATATTTACGTCTCGAGTGTGTGCAGTAATTTTCTCGATTTGCTTTTCCAAAATCTCTCGCCTACCTGGCCAAAATATGTATTCATTAGTTGAAGACTTCGCCAAGTTATTTAACAACGGTACTATTAAATCTTCGACTTCTTTCATCTGTCGTTCATATTCTTTATTCAACTTATCTTTATGTTTATCAATATCTTCATAATGATAATCAAGCAGACTCCATATTTTATTTACAGTGCCTTCAACTTCTTTTATTTGACCAAGTTTCGCTTCTTTAACGGCGGCCTCTACTACTTTTGTTTCTGGTTCTTTAGTTGCAGCAGTAAAGTCAGTTTCACTTACTGTACTAAAACCAAAATCATTTAAATTATCCATATGTATCCTCAAAATTTACAATTTACAAATATATTTAGGACAGACGAGACTAACATAGGAGACTGGTATAGCAGTCCAGCTATGTATTTTGATTTACCAGGAAACAAAAAAGACATCTATAAATTAGATCATGAATATATACCACCACATGAAAATGTCATTTATGGAGGTGGGGGACTTATAGGACAAATGAGACCTATGGGTCATGTTATAGTAAATCAAAAAAATGCAAATCGTAGAATATTTGGTTGGGGTTTAGGTGAACATACTTATGTTAGTATGGATGAACAGACGCAGTTTATTCCTCAAATAGATATAACGTATCCTTTTTATGTCAGAAAATTTGATTTATTGGGTATTAGAGATCATTACCCAATGCTCTATACTTCAATTCCTGAAACTAGATGGGTTCCATGTGCTAGTTGCATGCACGAAGCATTTGATAAGGAATATGAAGTGAAACATGATGTTGTATTTTTTACTCATCAATCACTACCGATGTTTCTTATTCATCAAATGCCAAAACAAACTTGGGACTATCCTCATATGGCAAATGATAATACGTCAACATTTGAAAAGGCAATAGAATTTATTGGAAGTGGTGATGTTGTTGTTACAAATTCTTATCATGGTGCTTATTGGGCGACTCTTTTAGGAAAAGTTGTAGTTGTATTTCCATGGGCATCTAAATTTTATGGATTAAAACATAAACCTATTTTCTGTCCGGCTCCTGATTGGTGGAAAGCTTTGAATGAAAAAGAACAAAAACAATATAAAGGTTCTCTTGAAGAGTGTCGACAAGCTAATAAAGACTTTCATAAAGAATTAATAAATCATATTTTAAACGTACCACAATCATTTTCGGTGACAACATGAATTTAGACATTTATAAAGCAACAGATATTCCACAAAGACGTGAGGGTAATATCGCGAAAAAATCTTTTGGGGGAACAGAATTAACAACATTAGAGTTATGGTCTCATTTAGAAGAAAAACATAAGAATTATTATCAATGGATAATTTCAAGAATATATGACGATGATGTTCAGTCCCTTTTACCAAAACTTTGGTGGTTTCATGATTTAGCAAATGATCCATGTCATAAAATCCTTGATGCGCCTAACGGACAATCACAATTTGAAAAATTCATCTTTTCTAGTCATTGGCAAATGATGACATTTATAGCAAAATATGATTTGCCTACTACTAAATGTGAAGTGATGAAAACAGCGATTTTTCCTCATGATCATTATGAGAAAGAACTTGGAGAGGATGGCAAGTTAAATTTGATATATTGTTCTACACCTCAAAGAGGATTGCACATCTTGTGTAATGCCTTACATGAACTTGAAAGAAATGATTGGCATTTACATGTTTATTCATCTTATAGTGTTTATGGCTGGAAAGAGAATGATCAACCTTTTAATGAGTTATTCACTCATATTGAACAAAATGAAAATATGACTTTACACAAATCTATTATAGGGAGACCTTTAAGAGAAGAGTGGAAAGATATGAATATTTGGGCATATCCTTGTGTCTGGGAGGAGACTTCATGTAGAACCGCTATGGAAGCAATGTCTGCAAGAACAGCAATGTTAACAAATAATTTAGGTGCTTTACCTGAGACTTGTTCAGATCATGCTTTTATGTATCCTTATATTAAAGATGAGATTGAACATTGTTATAGGTTTGCAGATGAACTAGATAAATTAATGGATAATTATTGGGATGAGGATACCTTCGATATAATTGATCGTGCTAAAGCACATGCAGACAAATATTATAGTTGGGATTATAGAGCCCCTAAATGGATAGAAATGTTAGATTTAATGGAGATTGAAGATGAAATCGATGATAATCTCAAAGGAGAAGAAGATTGATTAGAGGAATTGTTTTTTCATGTTTTGATTTACTTCACGCAGGACATGTTACAATGTTAGAAGAAGCAAAAGAACGTTGTGATTATCTTATTGCTGGATTACATACATATCCAGAACATAAAAATCGGGTAGTTCAATCGTGTTTTGAACGTTATACCCAATTAAAGGGATGTAAGTATGTGGATGAGATTATTCCATATGATTCAGAAGAGGATCTTGCGAATATACTTAAAACAATAAGTCCACTTCATAAAAGATTTTTAGGTAATGAATATTGGGTTGCCAAAAAACCAATAACAGGGTATACTATATGTCAAGATAGAGATATTGATATTTATTATTGTCGAAGAGATCATGAATATAGCTCAACAGAATTAAAGGAACGAATTGTTAGTTTGTCAAACACCACTAAGAGTTAGCTTTCTCGGTGGTGGTACAGATTTACCTGAATATTATAAAAATGCCGATAAACCCGGTAAAGTAATTAGCACAGCAATAGACAAATATACATATGTTGTAGTGAATAGACTTTACAGGAAACAATGGGTATGTAATTATTCTAAAAAAGAAATTTGTAATTCTATTGATGATATTCAGCATGAATATATCAGAGAAACACTTAAACATTTTAAGATAGATTTTGGATTAGAGATTACAACTTTAGCAGATATACCTTCTGAAGGTTCCGGTCTAGCTTCATCGTCAAGTATCTTAGTCGGCCTAATACATGCTATTGGAACTTTAATAAAAGCAGATTTAAACCTGATTGATATAGCTCATTTAGCATGTCATATTGAGATGGAAATCTTAAAGAAGCCAATCGGCAAGCAGGACCAGTTTGCTGTCAGTTACGGCGGTTTTAATGCTATTACCTTTAAGAAATCCGGCAAGGTCCTTATCGATAAGCTAGAAATTGATGAAAATCTTGAAAATATGATTGTTTTAGTTAATACTGGCATATATAGAAATTCATCAGATATTTTGACTGATCAGAGAAAGAATACACAAAGAAAAGTTCAGAAATATAATAGAATGGCAGAATATGTTGAGGAAGGATTACAACATCTAAAGAAAAAAGAATATGTAGAATTTGGATTCGATATAACTAATTCAATGAGGATAAAACAGGAATTAGCTAAAAATATTACAAATGATAAAATAAATCAGTTGGTAACAAGATGCGCACAAGGAATTATAGGTTATAAGATTTGTGGAGCAGGAGGCGGAGGATATTTACTTTTTATGACAGAAGATTCTCACGGGGTACAATCAAAGTTTCCCGAATTAGATACTTTCAAAATACGATTTGACAATCAAGGATCAAGGATAATATTTAATAATGAGAAATAAACAGTGGTATCAACATGCAGTTGAGATTAAAGAGGTATTGTCTTCAGTACGACAAGACCATATTAATAATTTGATAGAAGGTATTTGGGAAACATATGATTCTCAAAAACAATTTTTTATATGTGGTAATGGCGGTAGTGCATTAAATGCTAGCCATTTCGCACAGGACTTATCAAAAGGGGTTATTGAAAATGGAAGTTCAAAACCTAGGATTAGGGCTATTTCTCTTTGTAATGACATTGGCTTCATTACTGCTACATCTAACGATGATTGCTATGATAACATATTTGTGAATCAACTCATAATATATGCTAATCATGGTGATTCTTTATTCGTTTTAAGTGGTAGCGGTAATTCAGAAAATGTCGTTAGAGCTGTTGATTATGCTAAATCTAATGGGATTAATACTTACGGTATTTTGGGGTATGCCGGCGGTATTTTAAAGGCAAAACTCCAAAAGTATATACATATTAACTATAATCATATGGAAACATGCGAAGCTGTGATGTCTGTTATATTACATTATATAATGTGTGAATTAAAATCAAGATATGAAAGTAATAGATCTATCAGAATATAAAAAGAATCGGGATCTTAAAAAATCAACTTCGGAAACACATATTCCTCTGAGATTGAATGAATTTTATAAACATAAAGACTTGCCGTTATTTGTACATATTATTGCACAAAGTATTCCAAGTTTATTTGGTCAAACACAAATGATATTAGCACAAGCACATGATGGTAAAGTATTATGTTTTGAATATGGAGAAGAGGCAAACTGGGAACCTGTTTCTTATGAAGTTTTTGATAAAATAGCACAAGAAATTTTTGATAAAGTAACTCCAGATCCCCCGGAGGCAAGTTAAAATGGCATTTCAAAAAAGATCACTTGAAGCTCAGCACATGGGTTTAGAACCAGACCCGAATGATTGGGATGGTTTAACTGAAGAGCAATTAACAGAAGAATGCTATAATGCATTTAGATGGTATTATAAGTTTTATGATTTTAAAGAATGTATGGAATTTGTTTCTGAATACTATAAAATAAATAAGGTTAAGACAAATTCACCTAAAAAGATTAAACCAGTAGACTTAATGGAAGTGGGAATGCATGTTGGTTATATTGCACGATTAAAAACAAGGGGTTGTGGATTTTTACCTGAAAAGTTTGAAGAACTCTTCATTGAAAAATTAAAAAAGATTGAATCAATTGCGGAAAAGAGGCAACATGAACAGAAAGAAGCCCAAGCTGAAAAGGTAAAGCCAAATATTCAAGAAAGAATGCGCATCTTGGCAAAAAACATACGTTATGATATAGAAGAAATTGTAGATGAACAACTTGAGAATGATTTTAAAATTAAGTTTAATTTTAAATCTTTTATAAAACAAAATAAAATTTCCAAACCGGTTGCTAAGCATTTAAAAACAGAGATTAATGAATTGGCAGATGAAATAAGATTATCCAAAACAGATCCAGACCTTAAAGAAGCATATAGTCATTTAAATGGAATTATTAAAAATAAATTAATTAAATTTTATGATACTTTAATAGAAGAATGTGATAATATTCAAACAGTGAGAAAGGAAAAAGACAAACCCGTTAAATTAAATTGGTATAGAAGGAATAAAAATAAAAAGAAAAAGAAAAAATGATATTAGTTGACTACAACCAGATGATAATTGCTAATTTTATGGTATATCGAAAGCAATATGATCCTGATAAAGAAAGTGAGATGATTCGTCACATGGTTATGAATAACATTAAGATGATTCGTAATCGATTTTGTGACAAATACGGAACAGATATGGTTTTTTGTTGCGATAATAAAGGTAATTGGAGAAAAGATTATTTTCCATTATATAAAGCTAATCGTAAAAAGGCTAGAGAAGAAAATAAACAGAATATAGATTGGAAATCTTTATTTGAGGTTATTGATACTATTCGTAGTGAAATAAAAGAACATTTGCCTTATAAAGTTGTCAATATAGAAGGTTGTGAAGCAGATGATATTATAGGTGTTATTTGTAAAAATTATAATTCAGAACCAATTTTGATTGTTTCTTCAGATAAAGATTTTATTCAGCTACAGAAATATAAAAATATTTCACAATGGTCACCTTTGTCAAAGAAATTTATAAAAAATGAAAAACCAGAAGAACAATTGAGGACTTTGATTGTCACTGGCGACCGGAGTGATGGAATACCTAATATATTGTCAAATGACAATTGTTTAGTTGAGGGTTTGCGACAAAAACCAGTTTCAAAGAAAAAAATTGAGAGTTGGTTAAGTGGAAAACCAGAAGAATTGTTTGAAGGTGAGGTTTTACGTAACTATAAAAGGAATGAAATTTTAATAGATTTAGCACGTATACCAGATCCAATTCAGATAAATATACTAACACGGTACGAAAGCGATCAGTATGCCGGCCGTGATAAAATGCTTAATTATTTTATTAAGCATAGACTTAAAGAATTGACAGAATCCATTCAGGAGTTTTAGATTATGACACTTATAGAATTGTTTAACGCGATTGATAAAGCAAAAAGTCAGAAGGAGAGAGGGGAATTACTTACACAAAATAAAACAGATCATTTGGAAAATATGTTATGGTATACATTCCATCCGGATGTAAAGTTTTTATTACCTGAAAGTGATCCACCGTTTATAGCTCAAGCAGAAGACCCAAGATCAACAATGCTTTACGGACAAATCCGTAAATTTAGGTATTTTGTAGAGGGCCCGGGCGGAACTGATTTTTGTGCAGGTGCAAATATAGACCCCAGCAGACGAGAAGTAATGTTTATTACTATGTTAGAAAGCGTAACACCACGAGAGGCCAAGATGATACTAGGCGTAAAAAATAAAGATTTAGGCATCAGTGGGCTTACATATCGACTAGTACAGGAAACATTTCCTCATCTCATCCCTCCATTGCCGGTATCGGAAAAGAAAAAAACAAAGTAGTATCACTTATATACATGAGAAGTGTGACAAACATTTCGGAGTAAACATATGTTTAAGTTATTAACGTTATCTATTGCTATCGCTATAGTAATGGTAATGTATCCAGTAAAAATAGTTCATCAAATTGCGGATGCTAAAGTAAGCACTACGCAAGTACTATTAAAACCGCGGGTAGAAAATATTACATTAAAACAACATCTAGAATCACCAAATATTAATCTAGAATCGCGACAAACATCCTGGAAACAAAAAGAAAGAATATATCCACAAGATGAAATATCTTGTTTAGCACATAATATATATTTTGAAGCAGCGATTGAAAGTACTGCTGGCAAATTAGCAGTAGCTTTTGTTACACACAATAGAGTAGTGGATAAAAATTTTCCAAATTCCTATTGTAAGGTAATTCATGAAGCAGCATTGCATCATACTGGTTTTCCTAAGAGAGATCGGTGTCAATTTTCTTGGTATTGTGATGGTAAACATGATGTACCATATCCAGGAAAAAATTGGGCCCATATTCAAGGCTTAGCAAAATGGTTTTATCAAAGCAACGAAAGAGATCATTTAAGAGACATAACAGATGGTGCTACTCATTACCATGCGGATTATATTGATAATCCAAGGTGGTCTAAATACAAAAAAATTACAGTTAAAATTGATAGACATATTTTTTATAGGTGATTATGCCAAGTTATGATTATATTTGTAAAAATGAAGAGTGCGGCCACGAGTTTGAGGAGTCGCATAAGATAGTAGATCGACATATACCAGCAAAAGAGCCGTGTCCCTTATGTAACAAGGACACGGTACAAATGAACGCTCAACGAGCCGGATTTGTTTATGATAATATTTCAGGCACGACTATAAAGGGTCATAAGAAGAAACCAGATGAAGCCTTTACAGATCACTTGAAACAAATGAAAAGGAATTATCCGGGAAGTAATATGAATGTTTAATCATGTTGAGTTAGATTTTGAAGAATTAGAAACAACTAATATAAACGGCCAAAGGGTATATCAAACACCTGATGGTAACTTTCCTTCTATTACAACAGTCTTGGGCCGTAAAAAAGCGCAATTCTTTAAAGAATGGAGGCAAAGAATTGGTGAAGAAGAAGCAAATAAAATAACTACACAAGCAACTCGTCGAGGCACGAGCATGCATACGGTAGTGGAAAAATATATTGCTAACGATACTGATTACTTTGGAAAAAGTTTACCTAATGTTCGTTCTATGTTTAATACTATCAAACCCTTTATAGATTCCCATCTTAATAATATTGCTGGTATTGAAATACCTCTCTGGTCCAAACAATTAGGAATTGCCGGTCGCTGTGATTGTGTTGGTGACTGGAAGGGGGAGAAAGCAATATTGGATTGGAAAACTTCTGGTAAAATAAAAAAGAAAGCATGGGTTGAAGATTATTTTTTACAAGCAACAGCGTATTCTATAATGTTTGAAGAAAGAACAGGAATACCTATAAATAGTATTGTAATAGTTATGGCAGTTGAGAATGAGGAGCCACAAGTTTTCGAAGAAAAGACTCCGGATTATTGGAAACTCTTGGAAACGACATTGAAGGAATGGAAGTGAAAAACCAAGTCCTGATAACGGGCGTTAAAGGATTCATTGGTCATCATTTATATGACTCATTAATGGACGAAGGCTACAATGTTAAAGGTATAGACGACTGTTCCGGGTTAGGCTGGGAAGACAGGGAAGTCCCTCATTCTCATTGCGATATTACTAAAGATCCCTTACCATTTTCAAATGCAGAATATGTTATTCATCTAGCTGCAAAAGCTGGTGTTCGTAAAAGTTGGCAAGAAAAATATTTAAAAGATTATTGTGATACGAATATAAAAGGTACAGCACGTATCTTTAATCATTATAAAAATTCTAAAATATTATATGCATCAAGTTCTTCCGTTAAAGATATGAAAAGCCCTTATGCAATGACAAAAGCTGCCGGTGAAGCCATGGCTCCTAATAATGCTATAGGAATGAGATTCTTTACAGTATGGGGTGAGCGCTCACGTCCTGATATGTTTTATAGACAACTCCAACAAAAAGAAATAGGATATCTAACAACACATACTAGAGATTGGTGTCATGTAGATGATGTTTGTAATGCTATTAAATTATTAATGGAAAATTTTAAAGTTTGGAAAAAGAAACTACCAGTTTATGAGATTGGGTATGGAAGCCCAATGTCTGTATATGATTTTGCAAAAGCACAAGGACCAGAAGAATTTGATATTGATGCATTACCGTTTAAAAATGTAACCGGTGAGTCAGAAGAAACTTGTGCTGATTCTGCTCCATTAAAAGCACTTGGCTGGAATGTTATGTAGTTACCCTTACAAGCAAGTTGCCTTAAAAGATTGGGACGGCGATAAATTAAAGTGGTCCCATCCTTGCTGTAATATGTCTCGCCCGGAATGGGAAGATCCAATGGGAATGCATGACATAGATAAATTAACCCCCCCTGAAATATTTGAATCAGAACAATTTAAGTTGTTGCGAGATGATTTTGATAATAATCGCAAGAATGATTTTTGTAAAACTTGTTGGAATATGGAAGAGAGGAATATTGAACCTTTTTATATTCATAATGATGATATAATTCCTAAAGGACAATTAGATTCAATTGATTTTACCTTATCTAATAAATGTAATTTAGCTTGTAGAATGTGTGATCCACAAACAAGTCATAGGTTAATGGTAGATTGGAAGTTTTTCAAATCCCAAGGGTTAATTAAAGATATTGAAAATATAACAGCTGGTAAATTTAGAGAAGAATTAAATATACCAAATGTAAAAAATTCGATTCAATATAAATGGCTTTTAAATAATCCAGTAAAGGAATTAAGATTTAGTGGTGGCGAACCATTTTTTGATTCATTAATAATAGATTTATTGGATAAATATATTAAAGAAGGTTGGGCAAAAGATACCATCTTAGCGTATCATACTAATGGTACCCTATTTAATGATGAATTAATTGGCAAGTTAAATCAATTCAAAAAACAGTTTCCAAAAATTAGTATAGATTCAATAGAAGAAGGATATGACTATATACGTCATCCTGCTAGTTTTGATGATTTAGATAGAACCGTTCGTTTATTTTTAAATAATTCTACTAATTTGGGTAGAATTAATATTGCTGTTGTTATTTCTGCTTTAAATATCTTAGATCTTCATAATCATTGGTCATGGTGTTGTACCTTACCTAAAAAAGTTTTTATTTCATATTGTGAAGTATATCCTGATAATAGGGGTATCAGCCCTAAGAATTTGAGCAGATCTTTATTAAATGAGTTGCCCTTTATAGATTCTAGAAAACATCAACAAATTCTTCAATCTTATAAAATACGAAACGTTGAAAAGAAAGATTTAGTTAAGAGAGAAATAGAATTATTTGATATGTCCAGATCACAAAGTTATAAAGATTATTTACATCCTCATTTGGTATCATGGTTAGAATCATAGTAGTTGGCGGCGGCTCCGCGGGTTGGATTACTGCACATTATTTAAAAAGAAATTTAGATTGTAATTTAACTGTTGTTCATGAAAAAGAAAATAAAATTATAGCGGTTGGGGAATCAACAACACCTACTATTTTAAAAGTTATAAAAGATCTTAAATCATGGCAAGAAGATAGTAAAGCTATTGTTAAGTATGGTATTCAATTTAAAGACTGGCTAAGACCAGGCAGCGAATGGTTTCATTTATTTGAAGACGCATTTGTAAAAGAATTTGGTGATTCTGTCGAACATCTAAGAAACAAACATCCTAAAATTAATTCAACTTTATTTAATAATTTCCACGGGGACTTTTTAGATAAATGTAATAATAATTTATTAGATCCTCAAACTAATTCGATTCCTGGTTATGGTTTTCAAGTGCAAGCAGATAAATTAGGACATGCTTGTAAAAATGAATTAAAGAAAGATTTCGGTTGGCATCCACATGAATATAGGTTAATTAAAGAAGATGTGAAACATGTTCATTTTGATGAACATGGAATACAGACCATTCAAACAGAATCACATACGTTACATGCAGATTATTTTATTGATTGTTCTGGATTCAAAAGAATATTGATTAAGAATTTGACTTCCTTTGAACCCTATAAGGATATGATAGCGAATTCATATATTACTAGTAGATTAGATAAACATAAAAAAAGGCCTTATACTGAAACAACGGCATTAAAAAATGGTTGGCGTTGGGAAATAGATACTCAAGATAGAACAAATGCAGGCTATGTTTTTTGTGACCATTTAACAAGCCATGAAAAAGCAATGGAAGAATCAGGCATACAAGGAGAGAAGAAAAGTTTTATATCCGGGAAAATGAAGGATGTTGCAATTAAAAATTGTATTAGCAATGGCTTAGCACAAAGTTTTATTGAACCATTAGAAGCAACATCATTAATGATGACTTGTTACACTATTGAAAAATTTGTTGATGTTATTAAAAGAAAGAAAAATATAAAAACCCTTAATAAGGTTATGAACAGATTCTTAAATCATACTAAAGAATTTGTGAAATATCACTATATATTGAGCGAAAGAAGAGACTCAGAATGGTGGCGATATTGGACAGAACAAGAAAATAATATACAAGATTTTTTTGAACGTTCATTAAATAACAAACGATATTGTAAACAGAATGATACTTTATTAAATCACTATAATATTGGTTCTATGATGGTTGGGTATGAGTGCTTCGGGAGAAGATAATGAAAAAAACCATGGAAGAATTTGCTATTACATTACAGACATGGACATGTAGTATGCACAATAATCTTGATAGGAATGTTTGTCCTGCACCGGACGGAGAAACATTGGCAGATTATATGCGCGAATATGATCTGACATCAAATATTATCCCAAACTCTATACATGAACAAGTAGCGGCATTTATGATAACCGAACATGTGCATTGGAGAGATTTAATTAGCTATGATATGCATTTGTATTTGCGTGCCGCGGAAAAAGAATCATTAGATTATACTTATAGATTAAATCGTACACTTTTATGGCCATTCGAAAATAAAGATGATCTCCCCCTACACCGGCTGAAACATATGATGCACCCGAATATTGGGTTTTTTGGTAATATGATCAAATATCAAAAAGATAAAATAAAAACACGAAATGGACATTCCGTATATATTCCATTTAAAGAAACATTATATTTGTTTAATCAATTATGAACATAATAATTTTAGGCGGAGGAAGCGCTGGTTGGTTAGCTGCTGCATATTTATCCCAAACTAATAAAGTTGAAATAAAGCTTCCTAAAAATTCCAAACCTATAGGTGTTGGAGAAAGTACATTACCCGGACTAGTTAAATTCTTTGATTATTGTGGAATATCTGAAGATGATGTAATTAATAAGTGTGACGGTGTAATTAAATATGGTATTAAACATCATGGTTGGCATAAAACTGATTGGGTACACCCGTTTCCCAATAATACTCATGCTTATCATTTAGATGCGTTAAAAATGATTATTCTTTTAGAAGAAATAACGCGTCCCAGATTATGTAAAGTAGATAATCCTGATTTAGTAATAGATTGCACTGGCTTCAATAGTGATTTTTCTAAAAATAAACAATTTGGTTCTTATAAAACTCTGTCTAATAATATGGCGCTCTTCGCACCCGGTGATTCTAATTGTCAATCTATAACAAACACTTTCGCTATGGATTATGGGTGGATGTGGAATGTAGATTTAAGATCAAGGAGTGGTAATGGGTATGTTTTTAATAATAATTTTATAAGTGTAAATGATGCCATTGAAGAATTTAAAAATAAAAATGTAGGTAATGTTAAAGCCGAAGACATTCACGCCATTCCCTTTAATAATAGGTATTGTTTAACCCCGTGGTTGGGTAATACCGTATCTGTGGGATTAAGTTGTGGATTTGCAGAACCTCTTGAAGCTACAGGACTTTTTCTAATAACATGGGCGATAGAAACTATTGAAAAATTAAAATATAAAAAAAATAAAGAGGAAATATTTAATCGTTCATATGTTAGATTGTGTCGGCATGTATATGATTTTTTGGAATTGTTTTACACTTCTTCTAAAAATGATCATACTGAATATTGGAGATCTTTAAAAAAATATCATACATTGAATAAACCCAAATATCAAATTAATTTTTTTAGGGAAAATTATTCTTATAAATTTTTAAATGAT